AGATAGTTTTTTGCGAGCCTATATCGAGGAAATCACAAAACACAGCAAGCGCATTCTGGAAAACAAAGTCCAGAACGAGTACCAAGCTGCGGCACGTCAGGTAACTCTGGATGGCGTCGGAACAACTGCCGACCCCTCCGTTTTGGTTGATACCGCAGTTGGCGCAGGCGTGATTACTGACGCGACTCTTGCTGACACAGTTGTATTACTCCAGTCCCATCTCGACCAGCTTGCTCTCAAGTTGATTGAGGCGGGAGCAACTGAGGGAGATTCCAATGGGTATGTGGAGATGGGGCCGAATGGGCCTATTTTCCCGCTCATCATCGGGATGGAGCAGAGTAATGCGCTGTTAGCGGCAGAGGATAACCTGCGGCTTGATTATCGGCATGGCTCAGAAAACAATGAGCTGTTGAAGCGGATTGGCGCGGATCGCGTTATCGGCAACTTCAGACATATTGTTGTTACCAACCCCCCCAGATTCAAGCGTGACGGGGGCGGATACGCTCGCATCAGTGAAAATGCAGCCAAGTCTGGCGGGGATGCACCCACAAAGGGCAGCGGCACACAGATCAACTCGCTTTACACGAGCAAGTCTCAGGCAAGCGGCAACAATGGCATCTACGAGGCAGCAACTGTACTCGTCCCGTCAGTGATGAAGCAACTCGTGGTTCCGGCATCCGTGCCAGCGAGCCTCGGCTTTGACTCTGCCAATTACTCCGGTGATTGGAAGTTTGTCACGGGCGCATACAAAACGGCGGAATGCGCCGATGAGCTTGATGAGCGCGGACGCCACTATGGCACTTACGAGATGGCCTTTGAGCCTGTCTTTGGTGAGCATGGTGCAACCGTGTTGTTTAAGCGGCCCGGACTAGTAACTTAATCCATAGTCGTTGTCAATGGTGGGGTCATCCGTTTCGGCGGGTGGCTCCACCACCTTTAGCTTATGAGCGACTATGTGCGAACACTGGGGGTGAACGGGGGCGTCTTTGCCGCCGTGTCACTGGCTGACATTGAGATGGTGCTTAAAATTATCCTGCTCAGTGTTACAATTTTATGGACTGTAGTAAAGTGCTACAAACTTTTGACTGACGACAATGAAGGAAAAACTGAAAAGTAGAAAATTGTGGGTCGCCATCGGTGGCCTCGTGCTGGTTATGGCCACTGAGTGGGCGAACGTAAGCCCTGAGATGGCCGAGAAAATCATCAGCGCAATAGTAGTGATTGTGCCTGCTTACATAGGCGGGCAGGGGGTGGTGGATGCCGTGAAGGAATACGTCGCGGCCCAAAAAACAACTCGCAAGAAATAGGGTGAACGATGCTTCCCGCGCTCATGGCAGCTATGAAGGGCTTGGCAGCTTTGCCTCGCCTCGTCGATGCTGTCACTGAGCTTGGGGAGCGTCTTAACCGCATTGCTGCCGATGAACGCCTTACTGAAAAGAAAAGCCGCAACCGCGATGCTGTCCGTGATATTATTAACAAGCGGGTGTCTGGGGGTGAGGATGGACAACGGCGCGACCCTCATCGCCCGCGATGATTTCCCTGCTGCCGTAACCGCTGCGCCCGAATGGGTTGCCGAGGCATTGGACGTAATCGCGGAGCTGGAACACAGGCTGGAGTCACAATGAACTTGAATGGCAGCAAGCGAACCACAACCCACGAAGTTGGCGGGCGCAGCAGCCGAACTGGCCACGGCGGTTCGGCTGCTCGACCACGGCTTCAGCGTGTCGTGGCCAATCGGTGACAATGAGTGCTACGACCTGATAGCGGATTCCCGCAGCAGGATCACCCGCGTCCAAGTCAAATCCAGCAGCACCAAACAAAAAGGAACCTACCATGTCCTGTTCGCCAGAGGGGCCAACAAAGTTCCATACGACGCCACGCAAATAGACTTCTTTGTGGTTGTGCTGATGTACAGTGGAGGGCCAGCCTTTTACGTCATCCCGATTAACGCAGTCAAGAGTGTGAGGGGAACCTTCTGGCACCCCGGAGAGCACCCCTACTCCACCCCAAAATGGCGCGTATGCCGCTTTGAGCAGTACCGTGATCGCTGGGACTTATTGCGGTAGGCAACTGCCTACTTGCGCTTTGGTCAACCGCCTCTTTTGGCGTACTTGATTTTTTTGCCGGACTTCTTAGCTGCGCGCTTGGCCGCAGCCTTTCCAGACTTGTCATACTTGAAATGTTTTTTTCCCACTGTTGGCATTTTAACCCTCCATTAACTGTTTCATATTTTCCACGAAGCTAACATCTGAAGGGGCATTTTTGCCGCCATCAGAGGAGATGTTCGGGGTAGAGCTTTGCACTCCATCAAGCTGTGATTGCAGCCTGCGATTAAGCTCGATCTGCGTGGCCAGCAGTTCGCGGTACTTTTCGCCAGCCGCCCCCCACAGAGAGAGCATAGCCAACTGGTTCTCGTCGCTCTGGCCCAAGAAACCGTTGCGGGCCAGCTCCAAGCGGGAGTCCACCTCGGAGTTCCAGTCATCATCACCCTCGCGCTTCTGGTACACCTCCAGTACCGCCGCCCTCTCGGCCACGTCCTCAAAGGTTTTGCGGCTCTTGGTGAGCATCTGTTCATGTTGCTCGTTCTGGCTGGACATCAACTGCTCGTAAGTGCTATCGGCATCCTGCAACTGGGATTGACGGTCGGCTTTAACCTCATCGGCCTGCGCGATCAATGCGCCCAGAGTCGCCTGCTTGCTTGTTGGTAGCTCACTGAACAGCTCCTCCATCTGGGCATCTCGGTAAGCCGAGGTATCCATCTTTAGAATCTGCTCCATGCGCTCGCCGTGATCGCCCGCCGTGGCTTTAGCCCTACCGATGACCCCATTGAGCTTGCTCGTGTAGAACTTTTCAAACTCAGGGTGACGCTCGATGGACGCCGCCCTTAAACGCTTTGACAGGTCATCGCGCTCTGCCCGCAGGGAGTCTAAGTCAGTGCTGTTCACCTGCTTCTTGAGATCAGTAACCTCTGCTCGCAGATGATCCACCTCAGACTTTGCACTGTCACGCTGGGTTTTAATGAGCTTGAAATCGTCTGAGCTGCGCGATTTTTTGTCAGCTTCCGGCTCGGCCTGCACCTCTGGTGTCGGCTCGGCCTTTGCCTCCGGCTCGGCCTGCACCTCTGGTGTCGGCTCGGCCTTCACTTCCGGCTCCAGCATTTTACTAATCTCAGCAATTACACCGGGATCAGTTCTTTCACCAGTGAATGCTGGGGCCTCTGGCTCCGCGATTGCGGCATTTGTTTCTTCACTCATAGTTTTTATTCGTTGTCATTATTCTCATCGAAGCTAGATACAATATCCCCCTCTTTAGGGAGGGGCTGGGCCATAGCCCGCAGCTTCGCTAAGAAATTTCTGTAACCGACCTCGCAGCCATAGGCATACACGAAAGCGTTTGTGTCGGTGCCTGTCATGGGGAGGGACTGGTTAGTTGGTAGCTCACTTTCCAGCACACGCAGCATTTGCTGCATCACAGGATCGTTGAGCACCTTATTAGCTTTGCTAATTAAGCTCTGGGTTTGCCGCCATTGGGACAAAGAATGTAACTTTGGATTTGTCATGCTGTTTAATTAGGTGTATTGAAATCCGCGACAACAGGTGGCGGGCGATTTCCCTATCCTCCTTTACCGCGATGTTCATTGAGTCACTTTCTAGCACATCAGAGGAGGCGTCAATGATTGCCATAAGCGATTCGGCAATCATTGACACCTCATCTCTGGATAACTGGATAGCTTCTTTGCTCATACTAACGGCTTCGGATTTCGGCAGCAGCTCGCGCATCCCTGATTGAGAGTTCCTGCTGTGCTGCCTCCCCCTTACGCTGAAGGTCGGCGGCGTGGGCTGCGCTTTTCCTATCCTCATCACCCATCGCTTTAACGGCTTCGGGGGTCAGGCCATCCCCGTTCTGTTGCTGTGCGGCCTGCTGCTGTTGTTGCTGTTGTTGTTGCTGCTGAACTTGCTTCACAATCTGGTTTGCGACCTTAGCCAACTCCCCTGCCTGCTCATTAAGCAGCTTGAATACTTCCTTACGGCCCTCATCCACCCCCAGCTTTTGAAGGTGCTCGGCCAAGTGAGGCAGCAGCATCTTCAGCACGGTTGCAACTTCCATCAGGTCGCCGCCCATTGAGATGGACTCAGCGGCCTGCGCCCCGAAGGAGAGATGCGATTCGGCGTGGGTAACGTGTGAGTCCAAGTCAGATACGGGTATCGGCACCCGCAACTTGAACAGCGCGTTCTCCCTCATCGCCTCCTGCACCTGTTCCTGCTTGTCAATGTCCTGCTTGGGCTTGGGATAGTAACGCTCCACGTTCTGGTATCCGACCATACTGGCGATTGTATCCTCGATAACATTTGCTCTGCCGGACTCAGGCAACATCGAGCTAACGTCCATCAACTCGCGCATCACGCTGCGCCTCTCGAACACGGAGCCACGCCCCACTGTGCGGGCGGCGCGGACATAATCAATCTCGCGCATAACCTTAGCCGGAACACCGCGATCACGGCATCGCTTCTGGAAATCCAGAGCCTCGGCCCCGCCGGGGGAAGTCTTGGTGACATTGGAGCTGGTGGCCCTGCGGTAACGCTCGGCAAACAGGGCATCGAGCTGTTCGTAGTAACGGTTAAGCTGAGTCTTGCCGAGAGTGGCCTGTTGCCCAACGATAGCCTCAACCTCAGTGGCCGTGCGCGGGTTTCCCTGCTTCTCCAGCCGCTGCCTGTATTGTGACAGGTTGGCCTGTAGCAATCCTTCAAGATCAGTGGCAACACTCATTGTTGAGTCCAGCGCACCGGAAACATTTTGCTGAACCACATTATATCCCGGCGGCAGCACAGCCATTGGCCCCATCTGGATAAGGCTGGTCTTGTTGAGCGCATCAGGGGTGGTCGGCTGGAGCATTATCTGGGCGCGGGTAAAGGCGGCATCGACCAGAGAGCAGCGCAGGCGGTTCTTTATTTCCATCGCCCCAAACATCTTAACGCCCATCCCTTTCACACTATGAAATGTTCCGTCGCCCTTATCGTAAAACAGGCAATGGATAGCCTCGTTCCAACTTTTGTACCGTCGCACCCTGCGGAACAGGAACTTCTTATTGTCGTGGCCGCGCTCGTCAATGATGCAGTGCGAGATACCGCCTTCCGGCATTTCGTCCGTAGGAAACTCGCGGTAAAAAACGTGAGCGGCGGTGATAACGTCGCTGCGGCTGGAGTAGGACAGGTCATTGTTGCGGAGCTGCTGCTGGTAATACTCCCAGTTAAGATGGCTACCGCCCTGCGCCTCTGGTGCCGCCTGCATAATTGACTTCTTGGTTTCCGCGACATTCCACCCGGCTCCGGCTGCTCCCTCCTCATTGCGGATTGAGCTGTAAAGTTCATGCACCTGATAACGGCTGCGAATTACGCAAACCGTCCAGTCATTCACGTTCGACTTGGTGCCTTCGGGAACGAGGATGTCACCCGCCCTAACGGCTTTGCATCTCCAGTCCAGATCGTCCTCAAATATCATCGGGCCGTACCCGTATAGCACCATCTCGTGTTGCGAGAGCTGGATGAGGTAGTCGAAATTATCATCCTGCTTTTGCAGTCGGTCGAACTCCTCGGTGATGATGCGGCTATACACCTCAGACTCATTGGCGTCGGAGGCGTTGATGCGGACGTTGGCGTAGGTGGGGGCTTCGCTGAACACGTCATAAAAAGCGGAGAGTCCCATTGAGAGAAAATTCTCCGACTCACGGAAGTTTATATTACAGCGATAGCTTTGGCCTTTGCTTCTTAACTCCCCGGAGCTATATGGGCTATTGCCATCCACCAACCCCTTCAGCTTTGCCCGCACTTGGGCGCGACGCTCGTCAGCGTTCGCCAATCGCTGCACCAACGTCGCCACCTCGGCGGCGTCGTTCAGGCGCGACTCAGGCGGCTGACCGCCTTCGGAAAGGTTTTCAAGATTCAGTTCAGTGTTTGGTTTGCTCATGGTTCTTCTTCCAGCAATGTGTTGGCAACTCCCTGTTGACCTCGACGGTTGTGAATTTCTGTAAAATATCCAGAGGGAACCAGACCTGAGCCTTATTGATGCAACCGCAATGGCGGCAAGACTTGAGCTGTGCATCGCGCTTGGTGGCGATGGCTCCCGTTAAAGCCTCAATCATTTTCTCCATCCGGCCACGATTGCATCCAGTGCAGCCGTCTGGGTCAATGTTGTCGGGGCAGTCCACGCATATGTCTGCCCTGCGGTTCGCCTCCTCCTTTTCCACCCGCTTTCTCCCATTAACCATGTCGGCCCCGATCATCGCAGTGAACCGCAGCACATCGCCCACAGTCATTTTCTTTGCCTTATCGGGGTGGGTGGGAACAGTTACGTCCTTACACCTATCAGGGAAAATCCCGCACATATAATTTTCCACATACTCCTCAAGATTGATTGGGACGTGTAGATTATTGGCCGTCATGTGCTCCTCCACCTTAGCCAGCAAATGGCTCCAGTGGTTGCCCTTCACGAGCACCTTCGTCTCCCCCACCTCATACCTCCAGCCATCTGGCGGTGTTCTGTTTTTAGTCGTCCACTTGAGCATATAAGGAACCCTCGGCATATACGGAGTCGAATTGCTTCACCGCATCCTCCCATTTTGTATCAGTTTCAGAGCGGATATTCAAGCGGCCTGCTCCAAGTTGCCGCGCCGTCTCTACGATCAAGACAGCGGCATCAGCCAAGTCAGGCGACTGCGCGGTGCGGCCCTTCATGTCAACTTTGCGCTCGATCACAATTTTACGCTTGGCGTCGTCAAACATTCGGGAGCAGAACTCGATGATGGTTCCCTTCTCCATTCCCTTTATCTGCCCGCGCACCACCCATTCCCGAACCGAGAACCAAAGCTCAGTTACGCGATTGGCGTATGCCTCATGGGCAGGGCGGGCGTCCTCCTGCGACACCGTTAGGGTGCTGGCCTTACCGCCGAACTCTACGCGCCTGATTTGGTTGCTCCATTCCTTCGCCATGATGTCGCAGAGTCCGCCGCCCTCGCCAGTGGCATCCACCGCCAGATTTTCAGGCAAGCATCCCTTAGATCGGCAGGCGTCGCGCACCTGATTTGCGATTTGATAATGGATTGGCTCACTGGATGAGGCGTCGAGTTGAATGTTCATAATCTCATCCAACTGCACGCCCATCAGTCCGGACTCAAGATCGCCATATCGAGCGAAGCGGAGGATACAGCGGTCGCCGCCAAAGGCAGGGTCAAGACCAGCCAGCACTGTGGCGTTGCTTATGAAAGTGTGCTGGCCCCTCACGTCGTGCTTGTCGCATAAAGTTTCACTTAGCACCGTGCGGCAGATGCCTTCCGGCGACCACATCCCACGCACATACTTCCAGAACTTGGGGGATGACTCCCCCTCAAATTTTAAGGACTGCTCCACCTGCGCGGGTGTGATGAGAAATTCGTACTTGGCCCGCCCAGCCTTCATGTTAGGCGACTTCATGCCGTCAAACCGAAGGCAAACCCCGCGACTGGTTTTCCACTCCTCAGTCTCGATGCCCACAGTTTCCCATCCGGCTTCCGGCTCAGAGAACCTGCCGTGCTCGTCGAGCTTGGACTGAGGGTTCCCTATGGCTAGGAACTGAAATTCTGAGCAACCTTTGCTTAGGTTGCTGGTAGCTTCAAAGGCAGCTTCAGGAGTGTCCGTGGCCTCATCAACAATGGCGAGGATGCGGTCACTGTGTATGCCCTGAATGTTAGCGACTGCTTTGGATGTGGCCCCGTCGAGCACGGCTACCGCGAAGATTGCGTTTTTGTCATCACCCTTAGCGGCTTGCAGGGTAGTTTTTGAGTCCACCATATTGCCCGGAAGGGTGCCGTCTGATGTGCGATGGAGATGGCAGATATTGCTCCAAGCCCGCTTCCTAATCATTTTAGCGGTGGTGGACGTGAGGATGACAGTGCTGTTCATTGGATCAGCCAACCACCATGTCAGCGAGTACAGCGCGGACGCAAAAGTTTTGCCGCTGGCGGCACATCCTGTCCAGCTAATCCATTGATTTTCACAGAGGGATTCCGTCTGCCTTTCGAGCCACTCGTTCCACACCAAATCCGGCCAGATTATATTGGTGGCCCGCTTGAAGTGCTCAAACCTGCCCAGCCCCCCACTCTCAGGGGTGCGGCTGTGGTGGAAAGCATATAGCTCCACTTCCAAATCAGATAATGGGTGGGAGAACTTTAGCCCGTATTTTTCGGTTGTCATGTTTGACTCTGAGGCGTCATTACGGTATCTCTTATACTGCATCGGGCATCTCGCTGCAAACGAAACATATGAGTAAAATTCTCCCGAACTCCTCTACTGATGCCAGTGAGTTTGATGGGTCTACCCTGACTGCTGGAGTACCCAATGCCTTATTTGACGGAACTGTACTACGCGGGCGCACCATTGGCGGCAACTTTGGCGATGGCGTCATGTGGTACACAGGCACATCTGCCCCCAGCTCCAGTCTCGGCAACAACGACGACTTCTTTTTCGATTCAGTCACTCACAAGATTTACAATAAGGTTAGCAACGCTTGGTCAGAGATAGCTGACATCACGGGTGACACAGGGCTGACAGGTGCGGTTGGTTCTGATGGAGCCACTTGGAGCAGTGGAGCTGATGTTCCGGCAAACAGTAGCGGAAACGATGGTGACTTCTTTTTCGAGACT